CGTCAACATTTTGCACAGTGAAATCGCCGGAAATACTGATCGAAGACACAGAACTAGATTCATAAAAGAACTGTTGATAATTGGAATGTGTGGGCGAAACGGAGCTATAACTTGCATTGTGAGTTACAGTTACCGAAGGTACATAAGGAAATATGAATCCATCAGTGGCTCTCAAAGGGGATAAAAGTCCGGTTGCACTGGAATCCCAATACAAAATTTTACTGCTGGGGTTGATGCTGACACGTACACGCCAATCATTGTCGCTGTCCTCAGGAGGCCCAAATTGTATCACGGGACCTTGGGTAAATGCTTTGGGTACAGCACGCCCACCTGGCAGTAAACCGGCCAATGATCTACGTATGTTTGCTGGCAAAAAGCCACCCGCTTGCGACGTGAAGTTTCCATTACTGGGAATAAAATTTTGTGGCGCACCCGCTACTCGGCTAGCTACTGTGTTGGTGAGCGATCTAGCTGCGCCGCCAAGATTGGTTAAGATTTGAGTGACTTTTGGCATATAAATTCTTCTTGCTTTTTTATTATTTATTTGCTAAATTAACTGAGTATTTTAAGGAACAGGATGAAACACAATTACCTAAACAACAGAGATATTTTAAAAGAAATACACAAAAGCAAGATTACCTATTGCAGCTTTGCAACCGCACAAGATGCCTATTATGATATCATTTTGCCATCTGTAGACAAAATCAACAAGAAAAACACAGCCGAGGGACGCAAGTTGCGAGCAGAAAGATTGACTCGTGCTGCTTATGATCTAGCGCAATCAACCAGCACAGTCAAGTTAAAGCTGGATGATTTTGCTGTCAAACCAAGCAAAATTCCCACCACAGACATAGTGTTTAGAGTGATGACCTGGGAACACATTCCCACCGACGCGGCCAAATCAAAAAAAGTCAAAGCGCCGGTAGAGGACGATGACACAGACCCATTAACCGAATACGACGATGCTGCGGCAGTGTTGCCTAGCAAATTTGTCAAGGTCAACTTTCCCCCGTTCCAGCACTATAAAATTGACGAAGACGGCGTTCCCTACTGTGTGGGCAAAAGTCATTGGCAAGGTGATTTGATCAAAGGCAAGTTTAATAGAGATCACGGTACTATGACAAGAACACTGGCACACATGTTTATGAAACTGTGCGAACGTTATGCTACAAGATCAAACTGGCGTGGTTATACTTACAACGACGAAATGCGCAGCCAAGCACTGCTGCAACTATCACAGATAGGACTACAATTTGATGAAAGCAAGAGTCAAAATCCTTTTGCTTACTATACTGCTGCTATCACTAATAGCTTTACTCGAGTACTCAATATTGAAAAGCGTAATCAAAATCTCCGGGACGATATCCTTGAGATGAATGGACTGACTCCTAGTTATACCAGACAAGGCATGGGCTCGTGGGGTGGCGGTTCTCTTTCTGGTGACTATAATGACGACTAAAGTAGTATTTCCGATCAAATCATCAACTGCATGTCTGCTTAAATGGTCTTGGAGTACAATATTTTTCCAAAGCGGAACATCTGCCTCGTGTCATCGCACACAAAAGTATTCAATAGACCCAGACAATTTTTCTAACTTTCATAATTTACCAGAAAAAATACAAGCAAGAAATAAAATGTTGTCTGGCGAATGGCCCGGTGCTGGTTGTGAATATTGTAAAAATATTGAAGAAACTGGTGGGGAAAGTGATAGGAAATTTCAACTTGCACAGCTCAATGACACGAATCTGATACCAGCAGAACTACATGTTGATAATGGCGCAGTTTCTGTTACTCCTACCATATTGGAGGTATGGTTTCGTAATACTTGTAACATGGCCTGTATTTATTGTGGCCCCCATTTTAGTAGCAGATGGGAAGATGAAAATAGAAAACATGGCAACTTTTTTATGAATGAAAGTAACATATACCAATTTAGTCCATTTTTTAAACAGAACAATCCTAATTATGAAAAAATGGTGTCAGATTTTTGGAAATATTTAGAATCACATGATAATGCGGCTAAAATTACACGTTTCCACGTATTAGGTGGTGAACCATTTTTAATGGGAGAATTAGACAAAGCCATTAGTATATGGGCCAAACACGGTCACCCAGATTTACAAATATCAATTGTATCAAATCTAAATATACCGCATAAAATATTTAAACAATACATAAGAAAATTTGAGCTTTTAGCAAAGCATAAAAAAATGTGGCGATTACAGTTAACAGCCAGCTTAGATGGGTGGGGCGAGCAACAAGAATATACACGTTACGGTTTATCTTTGAGTTTATGGGAACAAAATTTTAAATATATTCTTAACACGCCGTGGATTTTACCCTCAATTAACAGTACCATGTCATCTTTAACAATAAAAGTTTTTCCAGATTTGCTTGAAAAGATTAACCAGTGGAACCAACACCAAGAAGATGTATCAGATGGATGGAGAACCACATCAAACAAAATATTGCATAATTGTAACACCACCGGCGATAACCATATTGATGATATTTACATGTTTGGTGGCGAAATTTTTCAACAAGATTTTGACAGAATCTTAAACTTAATGCCAGATGAAACTGATGTTCAACAAGGACAAAAACAAATGATGGCCGGGATCGCTAATAGAAGTAAAAAATGTTCATCAAATTTGGACCAAATTCAACGGCTAAAAAATTATCTAACTGAATTAGATAAAAGAAGAAAGACCAATTGGCGGCAAACATTCCCATGGCTGGAACAAATTAAAACTTGATTTGTCACATGATAATTTGTTAAAATACTAGTATGTCTAACTTATTCAAACGAGCAGCAGTCTGCACAGATATACATTTTGGTTTAAAAAGCAACAGTCAAACACACAACGACGATTGCTTGAACTTTATCAAATGGTTTACTCAAAAGGCCAAAGAAGAAGGATGTGAAACTGCGTTCTTTCTTGGGGACTGGCATAATAATCGAGCATCGATCAACATTGTCACTCTAAACTATAGCCTCAAGGCCCTGGAGCATTTGAATGACAATTTTGAAGCTGTTTATTTTATTCCTGGCAATCACGATCTTTATTATCGCGACAAACGTGATGTCCAAAGTGTGGCGTGGGCACGGAACTTACCTAACATTCATATTTGTAATGATTGGTATATCAGTGGCGACGTGGTTATTGCTCCTTGGTTGGTTGGTGACGATTATAAGCGAATCCCTAAGCTGACGGCCAAATACATGTTTGGACATTTTGAACTGCCTACGTTTTACATGAATGCCATGGTTCAAATGCCCGATCACGGTGATGTTAAAAGAGAAGACTTCCATGGCGTTGAACATGTATTCACCGGACATTTTCACAAACGACAAACACAAAAGAACATTACATACATTGGTAATTGCTTTCCACACAACTACGCAGACAACCATGACGACGAGCGTGGTATGATGATTCTAGAGTGGGGTCAGGAACCAGAGTATCATGCTTGGCCTGATCAACCCAGATACCGTGTGTACCAACTCAGTGATGTGTTACAAAACACTGATAGATTGCTCAATCCTGGCATGCATGTGCGTGTTAATCTTGACGTAGATATCAGTTACGAAGAAGCAACTTTTATCAAAGAAACATTTGTTAATACATATAATTTAAGAGAAATTACTCTCATTCCGCAAAAGGTTGTGAGCGAAGACATCAATTACGATATTACCGGAAACATCATGTTTGAAAGTGTGGATACCATTGTTACCAATCAACTCACAAATATCGAAAGCGAGCAGTATAATAAAACGTTATTGCTTGACATTTACAGAAATCTCTAATGTTTAAAATAAAAACACTGGCCGTGAAAAATTTCATGAGCGTGGGTAATGCTACCCAGGCCGTTCAGTTTGACCGCAAAGATTTGACTCTAGTACTGGGACAAAACTTGGACCTGGGTGGAGACGACACAGGAGCCAGAAATGGAACTGGCAAAACAACCATTATCAATGCACTGAGTTATGCGCTCTACGGCGCTGCCTTAACCAACATCAAAAAAGACAATCTTATCAACAAAACAAATGGTAAGAACATGTTGGTTACCATTGAGTTTGAAAAGGACGGTATTGACTTCAAGATCGAACGTGGTCGTAAGCCCAACACAATGGCATTTTATGTTGGTGGCCAAGAACAACAAATCACTGACGAAAGTCAAGGCGACTCAAGAGAGACACAAGCAGAAATTGAACGCATGCTGGGTATGAGCCACGACATGTTCAAACACATTGTTGCACTTAACACATACACAGAACCATTCCTTGCACTCAAAGCCAACGATCAACGAGCCATCATTGAGCAGTTGCTTGGTATTACTATGTTGAGTGAAAAAGCAGATGCGCTTAAAGAACAACTGAAGGCCACTCGAGATGCTATCACTCAAGAAGAATATCGTATCAAGGCAGTCACAGATGCCAATGCACGTATTCAAGAACAAATCGAAGCCACGAGGCGTAGGCAAACAATATGGACTACCAAACGAGCCAATGAAATTGTAGAACTGGAAAAGGCTTTAGAGGTTGTAGGAGATTTGGCCATTGATCAAGAGCTTGCCAATCACGATGCACTAGATGCATATAATGAAAAAACCAAAAAAGCTGCAGAAATTAATCGCTGGAAAATTGCTTGCGAAACTGAACAAGTCAAACTATTAAAACAGTTAGACAAGTTAAAATTAGAAATTGAAAAACTAGAAAAGCATGAGTGTTATGCCTGCGGTCAGGCAATTCACGATCACAAACATGAGCAAGTGTTAGAAGAAAAACGCAACGCCTTGAAAGAAACCGCACTACAGTATCTTACCAATGACGAACAATTACATGCACACATTGGTGCCTTAGAACTACTAGGTGAGCCGGGTCCTGTTCCTACAGTGTTTTACGATCGGAAAGAAGATGCTATCAATCACAAGAATACTGTCGCTAACTTAAAACAACAGTTAGAAACTAAACAAAACGATACGGACCCATACGAAGAGCAAATCCGAGAGATGGAAACACAGGCGCTGGAAGAAATTAACTATGACATGATCAATGAATTGGCCAATGTTAGAGAACATCAAGAGTTCTTGCTTAAACTATTGACCAACAAAGACAGTTTCATTCGCAAAAGAATCATTGATCAAAATCTAAGTTATCTAAACGCTAGGTTAAGTCAGTACTTGGATAGGATTGGATTGCCACACACTGTCAAGTTCCAAAATGATCTATCTGTCAGCATCGAAGAACTGGGTAGAGAATTGGACTTTGATAACTTGAGCCGAGGCGAACGTAACAGATTGATATTGAGTTTGAGTTGGGCATTTCGTGATGTTTGGGAAAGCTTGTATCAGCCAATTAATCTCTTGTTCATTGACGAAGTCATTGATACTGGTATGGACAGCTCGGGTGTAGAAAACAGTCTGGCCATTCTCAAGAAAATGAGCCGCGAAGGTAATAGATCTGTTTGGCTAGTATCGCACAAAGATGAGCTGGCTGGTCGTGTAAACAACGTTTTGAGTGTAGTAAAAGAAAACGGATTTACCAGCTATAATACTGATGTTGAAATAAAATGAATGTTTTAGATAATCAATTACTTTGGTATCACGCTGATCTTTTTGAACAGGATTATCTTTTAAAACAGTTCGTAGAAAATAATAAAATATCCAGAATATATTATTCGGGTGATTGCAATCATGTAAAATCTATTGTTGGCAAAGAATGTAACCAACAGCCCCAGATGTGTATTTACATAGTCAATCAGATTTTCAAATTTAGCACGATAGTAAACATTTGTAATGAAACTTTAGATAATTTTGGCCTAGGCACTTGGTTGTATTTGTCGATTAACAAATTTAATGCCATTCCAGAACCACAAACATCTGTTCCTGATTCGTATGACGACGCCATTTTTTCTTATATCAGTTCACAGGTAAGGCACAAATTATACAACTACATTAGTGGAAAAAATGATAACGGCACACAATTTAATTGGGTACATCCTTTAACCAGGTTTTATTTTCGCAATGAAGATATTAAAAAAAATTCCTGATCATAATGAAAAATATTTGTTAGCTAGATATCAGGCAACATTTTATCCAATATCTGCACCAGTAGACGAATTTATAAAAGATTATACAAAAAATAAGACAACCACAATTTTGTTTAGCGGTGGATGTCGATTGAATATTGATGGAACTTTTATAGAACCATCTATGTTTTCTAAAGCCAAAATTGACTGGAAACCAAACACCCTGTTTATTGATCCTGCGAATTTACAACTGATCGAATACTGTATAAAGAAAATAAATTCTGACGTATTATGTATAATTAACAGCACTTTGTGGATACAATATCAAGACTGGCAAACTATTTTAGATAACATAAAAAAATGTAGAAAATTGACAAAAAATATACTAGTAACTTTACCGCTAAACAGATTTAATTTTAATAGATTAAAATATTCTTATGAAAAAATTGCAGATGAATTAGGTGGTGTTGTCATTGATGATACTATAATAATATGCCAATAACTATTTTGCGATGGAAGTCAGGCTATGCAGGAGATACAATTTTAAAATTGATATTGGATTCTAATCCAACCTTGAATAGTCAAGTTCGTTACGTTGGATTAAATGATAGTAAAACTGTAATTGATAATGAATTTGTAAGTAATTTTCCTTTTACAGAAATAACTAAGATGTCATTAACAGAAATTGATGTTGATCAAGAGAGACTAAATGTTCAATTACAGGAACTCTATCAGTTAGATACACAAAAAAGCTGGATTCTAAAAACACACATTTATAATAACAAGTTTGATTGTTTTTTAGATCTAATTGACATTACAATTACAGTAGATACTCTTCCGTTTGTGATTAAAGCCAGTTTAGAAAAAAATAGTAGAGAAAAAAAATTATTACCAAATTACCATCAGCTTTGTGTCAAAATAAAAAATCCTGAAATTTTGTACAAATTTGATTGTTACAATTTTATCAAAGATCGTATACAGCCTAGAACACTATCAAATAAACAAATTTCTTTGAATGATTTTCTTAGAGGGTGGGATTATTTTGTCTATTCTGTTCGTCAAGTTGGTTTATATGTGTCAGATAATTGCAAAGAATATTACACCAATTGGATAGATCAAAACAAAAAATTTTTACCAACAAATACATATTTGACAATGGTTTCTAAACAAGATTACGATTATACCAATCCAGATTTAACTATTGAAGAACGCTATTGCCTGCTTGTGTTATCAGGCAGCAGTTTTAAAATTTTGCAATGAAAAATTTTATTTTTTCTCAAATAACAGAATATCAACTGGAAATTACAACCTATTGTAATGCTGCCTGTCCCCAATGTCCTAGAAACATACAAGGTGGTCCCGTAAATCCCTATATGCCTCTAGTGCATTTAGACAGGTGTGCTATTGATGCTGCGTTTAGCGTCGAACATTGTAAAAGTTTACGACAAATATTTTTTTGCGGCAGTTACGGCGATCCTATCATGCATCCCGACTTTCTGGATATACTACAGGACTTTAGGCGGAAGAATCCAACACTTTGGTTATACTTTCATACCAACGGCGGAGTTCATGACGAAAACTACTGGGGAGAAATAGCCCGTATAATGAACGGGTACGGTCAGATTGATTTTGGATTTGATGGATTAGAGGATACTTTACATCTGTACAGACGTAATGTAAAATATGCAACAGCTATGCGTAATGCCCTGGCGTTTATTCGTGCTGGTGGTAGAGCACAATGGAACTATATTGTTTTTAAACACAACGAGCACCAAGTTGAACAGGCAAGAGCGTTAAGTCAAGAATATGGCTTTTTTAATTTCTTGGCTAGAAAAACTGGAAGATTTTACGATCATAAAAACGAAACTGCTTATAAAAATTGGCCTGTACTAGATAAAAACAAAAACATTGAATATTGCTTAGAAGAACCCACACTAGAGGAATTGCGTAATCCCAGTGTACAAAAAATTGAAGTAATAAAAAAGATGCACGGTAGCTTTAGAAAGTATCTTGAACTAACTGATGTTCAATGCGATGCGCTGCTAGGCAACAAAGTTGTTATAACTGCTGAAGGATTAGTATTGCCGTGTAATTTCTTTGAGCATAACATGTACGATGCCAGATTCCGTGACAGTGCCATGCCAGGGGCGCATGAATCAAGTTTTACTGGCCCAGGAAGAATTCAAGTAAAAGCGTTTGTTGAACAATATAAAAACGAATTAGACATCAATAACAAAAGTTTAGAAGATATTTTTCAATCAAATTTTTGGACTGAGCTTGTTGATCGCTGGTCTGGATCAAACAAAATTATGGAATGCGCCATGACGTGCGGAGAAAAATTTACAAAAGTTTGGGATCAAGGAGGATCTATTAGATGAAGATGTTGGTAACAGGCGGCAATAGAGGGCTAGGTAAACACCTAGTTGAACAATTTGCAGGTACAAGTGTCAGTCGTGCAGACGGCATTGATATTACCCGCAATACAGATGCGATTGCTGCAATGAGCTTGGACTACGATGTGTTTGTCAATAACGCATTTGATGGTCCTCCGCAAGAAGCATGGGCTAACTTTGCTCAGTCACAGGTGTATTTTGCTGTTTATGATGCATGGCGGGCAGCTAATAAAACAGGATGGATCGTCAATATTGGCAGTGTGGGTAATAAAATCGTTGTAGCTCCAGAACCAAGATTTGAAACTTATCGTGTAGCAAAAGCAGCCTTAGAGCATGCTAGCCAACAGGGCACAGCAGCATTTAAAGCAAATACAGTATCATTTAAAACTACATTAATTACACTGGATCGATTAGATACTGAACTTAGTCGTAGTAGACCTACATGGACAGGAAATGGAATTGATCTAGAAGCAGTATCTAATTTTATAAAATATGCTCAAACTTTGGATCCAAACACATGTATAGAGGAAATAACATTTTATTGTAATCTAGACTATAAGGCATAATTATATGCTGTATGTCATGGCTATTCGAATCCACTCTTGTGGAATCACTTCCTGAAGATTGTGTAGGATTTGTGTATTTGATAACGAATACTGTATCTGGGCGCAAATACATAGGAAAGAAGTTAGCTAAATTTTCAAAAACTACAGTACGAACAGTAAAACTTAAAAACGGTAACAAAAAGAAAAAGAAGATCAGAAGCAAAATAGATAGCGATTGGCAAGAATATTATGGCTCAAATGACGAACTCAAAAAAGACATACAAACTCTAGGCGCAGACAAATTCACTAGACAAATACTGTATTACTGTAAATCAAAAGCAGAATGTTCATATATTGAAGCAAGAGAACAATTCCGACACCAAGTCTTAGAATCAGATGATTATTACAACGGGCATATACAGGTCCGTGTCCATGGCTCTCATATAAAAAACAAACTTTAACAAATTGAGTAATGATTAGATTATTATTTTCTGGATGCTCCATTGTTCAAGGTATTGGATTAGATTTAGAAAATCAGAATTCAATGCATTATGCAAATGTGTTAGCTGCAGAAATGTTTGGTGATGATGTTCTTGTAACCAATATAGGTGTAGGTGGATATTCAAACTTGCGTATATTTTTAGATACATGTGTGGAATTAACAAAATCTGCTTATGATTTTGTTTTTGTTGGCTGGACAAGCTATCCAAGACACTACACTTGGTTAGGCCTAGAGCCATACGATTGCACTAGGGTATTTAAAGCTGGTCACGATCTATTGCCGTTTCATGGTAATGATTTATCATTTAGTGATAAATTTTTACATAAACTGCGAGATGATTTATGTTTGATCAGTAATGCACATTACGATATATTGGATATTGTCAGATATGTTAATATTCTCTCAACCTTGGCCAAGTCCAAAAAAACAAAAATTTACTTTTTAAACAATTATTGTCATTGGGATAAAAACTTTTTTAAAAAAAAATCAAAACCAATCAAATCAAACTCACTTACAAAATATACAAACACTATTTTAAATTCTTATAACAGAAACGACGATCAAATAAATTTATTATACGATAAAATACACAATGATTATCAGTCCGTTGGCGGTATACAAGAACAATTATGGCTCAATTTGTATCAACCTATGGTTAGTATGTTAATAGACCTTGGCAATGATAATTCACACCCTGGCCCTTTATCTCATGAATCTTATGGCAAATTTCTATCAAATAAATTAAGAATTTTGAGCAGTAAAGACTAGCACAGGTCAATATCGTGTGCCCTAGACCTGGTTGAAATATACACAGGGACGGAAGCCTCGTCGCCGCAACGAGCACTCAACTACTACCCTTCGGGATGAAGATCGCAAACGCCGCGATTTAGTTGTTTGAATAGGATTGATAAGGCTAAAAAGACGTGCAAGCGATTGCACACGTTTGTATACCACGCTAGTATGTTGTGTACAAATCGCCGTTGTGATAAGAACGGAGCTCGAGGTACCGGACAACCGCCTCTGTAATGCTCTAATACTAGTGACTATGCGACTCGGATGAAGCATATAATTTTTGCCCGCCCTGGGCAAAGAGTGACCAATTAATCTGGATGAAACCTAAAAAAACATTGATGAGCGCAAGCGAAATCAATAGACTAACGCAGTTAGTCTTACCAGAATGGCATTCCTGATTTCTTGGCAGTTTCTAAATTGTCTTTGATAATTTCGTTTATGATACGTCGATCTTCGCTGCCCAACATCATGGCATCGTTGTAATTCAATCCGCCGCGCATGTACCAGCACATTCTTAGTAGGTCTTCTTTGATGTCTTTGACTTGTTTTTCGTAGCTCTTAACTAAACCTAAAATACCTTCGGCGTCAAGTGTCAAGAGCTGTTGGCGAAAAAACTTGCATAGTCAAATGTCAATGAAACGTCGTAGGTTTTAGAACAGTTTTCGCAAGTGCCGGTTTGAGGTTTGATTGCACCTTGCTGACTAAGTTCAAGTATGCGTTCTTGTAGTTTTTTACAAATTTCTGAATCACAGTTCAAGTAAAACTCTTTGATGTATTCTGGTTCGGAGACTATGGAGCCACTGTCAACCAGTTCAATAAATTCTGTGCTGTCTACCAGCAGCTTGGCGTTGAGATCAACCAATCGGCCAATATGGTGTTTATACGCAGTAACTTTGACTTGATCTTCGCTGCCGTCAACCACAATGTTTTCTAACATGCGTTGTTGTTCATAACTGATCTTGCTGGTTTCATTTAAACTTGCGTAGGTTTGTGGCTTGATTTTTATTCTAATTTTTTCGTGTTCTAGTTTGCGATTATAATCTGGACACTGAATACCATCTAGATATCCGGTGAGTGCAACATCAAATCTGTTTTCTGTTTCGCAGTGCGGGCACTTGGTATCAATGCCCATGGTGTCGCCATAAGATGCTATTCTAATTGCAATCAATATGGCATCCACGTCTGTGCTGGGAATCTGCCAGGCATCTGTGATGTGCGGGCAGCAGCTTTCGATCACATCTACAACACCTTGCCCATTTAACAGGGCATCGGGTGTTTTTAACATGATCTCGTCTTTGGCAGTCATTGGATATATTGGCAACTCGTGAGTCTTGGGCATGTCCAACCCTGCCAGCCAAAAGTCTCCGTTGCTGGGTAATTTGAGATAAATTGCCGGTTGTCTAAAATGAGCTCGCAATGGATTGAGAGGTTTTTGATCCATTTTTTGATTCCTATAAATAATTGATAATACTATATTTATAGGCAGAAAACATGGCTGATCCACAAATTCAACAGTTACTACAGACATTTGGACAATTGACCGGTGCAGCCGGCAATGCCAGAGCATCATTGACCGGTGCCAGCGCGGCCATGGCCCGACTGCGCGACCAGATGCAACGTGGCACAGGCACAGTGCAAAGTCAAACAGCGGCATTACAAAGTTCAATTGCACAATTTGGAGCCCTAACAGAAAGCGTTCAAAAATCTAAAGCAGGACAAGACCTACTGGCACAACAGGCACAGGCAGCAGCTGAAATTTTTAAAAATTCTGCAGGAACAATGTCGGCCGCGCTACTCAAAGGTGGTCTGACAGAAGCTATATCTTTTGTAACCAAACAAATGTACACTGCCATTGGCAGTTACCAAGAAGGCGCCTCGGGAATTCAAACAGCATTTAACATGCAGAATGCAGCATTGGAAAGTCAAATTTCCATGTTGGACAAACTGACTGCAGGTGCCGAAATGGCAGCAACCACTCTGGCTTTGATACCCAATCCAATAGCCAGACTCACTGCCGGAGTTGCAGCAGGTGTAGGAGCACTGGCTGGTTTTGCCAAAAATTTGAGTGTTGAGCAGCAAAAAGGTTTGCAAGCTTTAAACAAAGAAGTCAGTATCACAACCATGTCGTTTGATGTCATGACCAAAAACGGAGTGTTGCTTGGTGGTGGCATGGCTCAGATGCGGGAAACTGCTGGTGAACTGCGCTTGAATCTAAATGAATTCTCACAGGTTGTCACAAGAAGCAGGAAAGAATTGGTTGACTTTGGAGGCTCTGCAACAGGCGGAGTTAAAAAACTAAGAAATGTCGGATTGGCATTTGATCAGCTGAACAAAGAAGGCAAAGACTTACGCCAACAGTTGTTGAGATCCGGAATTAGCTATGAAGAGCAAACCGAAGGCATGGCTCAATTCATGGACATTATGAACAAAACTGGCAAATTGCGCGGAATGACAGACAAAGAAATCGCCGAAGCAGGTGCAAAACATTTGATGACCATGAAGGCTGTGACAGCATTTACTGGCGAAGATCTTAAATCAGCTCAAGCCAGAGCCAAGGAAGCAGCCCAACAAGGTGCCGTAAGAGTAAAACTAGAAAGAATGGGCGGAGAAGCTACACAAAAATTCATGGCGCTGTCTGCTAAAATGGGTCCAGACATGACCAAGGCTTTGCAACAGATGTTGGTAACTGGCGGACAAGTAGTAGATAAAAATCTCAATATCATGTTGGCAAACAGTCCCACACGTAAAAAAATCATGGATCAAGTGTATGCTGACTTAAACGCAGGCACAATTAGTGCCGAAGAAGCATCACGACGCTACGAAGAACTGGTCAAAGACAACGCCGAAGCGTTAAAAGCCGAAGGTGATAGCATGGCAGAAAGATTTGGTACAATATCTGCTTTGGACAAAGGCATGGACGCACAAACCAGATTAGCGGAAGGACAACAAGATCTGGCTGCTCGAGGATTAGCAGCTAGACAAGCCGAAGTTGAGGGCATTGGAAATACTGTGGAGCAAATGAAACAATTGCGTACAAATGTGGACAAACTCAACAACGTGATTGATCCATTGAGAGAGTCAATTGTGCAGGCCGAACAGGTCACGCGAAATAAACTACCTGAACAAATCAATAATTTGACAGGCGCAATGGCAATGTTTGTTGATAAACTTGGTCCCAAAGGCTTGGCCGGAGTCATGGATGAACAATTCAAACTGCAAGAGAAATACATGAAAATGTATCTGGGACTGGTTGCAGAAGGACCCAAATTGCAAACCGGAGGCAAAGTGGCCGAACTTAGTGCCAAAGCAGGTGAAGTTTTTCTAGGCGTGGTCAATAAATTTTCTGGTGCGGTTGATAGATTTTCTCAATCTGTTGGTGGTGGTGGTGGTAAAGGTGGTAAACCACAAGGATACAACAAAGGTACACTGGGAGTCCATGGCCAGTATTTTCATGATTTTGGACTAAGAACACTGGCAGAACTGCATGGACCCCAAGCAGTAATGACACCCAACCAATTTACAGATCTGGTAAAAAATGCGCAAACTGGTGTATTAAAAGATTTGGCCTCTACAACATCCACAGATTCTGCCGCATCAGCAACATCTGCAGAATCTGCCAAGATGTCGGAAACTGTGACGTCTACCTTGTCAACTTTGGCCACCCAAATAACCAACAGCAATCAAGCACAAATTGGCAAACTAGACGAATTAATTAGCACCATGCGTGACAAAACTATATGGGAAGACATGTTACGTGCCACGGAAGACACTGCAGAAAACACAAGAAAAATGACCAATGCACTTGCTTAAAGCGGTAAATACAACACTCATTGAGATAACATATGACTTGGCGCAAGTATTTTAAGAGCAGCAATCTACCCAGCAACATCAGTCCCATTGGCAGCGGTCGTATGCCGGATCCGGGATATAGAAACTATCAAAGCAATCTACCTGATGTGTATATTGGGCATCCCAACCGTATTGAACGTTATAATCAATACGAACAAATGGATATGGATTCGGAAATCAATGCTGCTCTAGACATTCTTTCTGAGTTTATGACACAGAAAAATGAAGCCAATAACACACCCTTTGATATCAAATTCAAAGACACACCCACCGACAACGAAGTCAAAATAATCAAAGAACAACTGGCTCAATGGAATAAATTAAACGAATTTAACAGTAGAATATTCAAGATAGTAAGAAATACTATCAAATACGGCGACCAAGTGTTTGTGCGTGATCCAGAAAACTTTAAACTGTTCTGGGTGGAAATGAGCAAAGTGGTCAAGGTTATTGTAAACGAAAGCGAAGGCAAAAAGCCTGAGCAATATATTCTTAAAGATATTAATCCCAACTTTGAGAACCTGACAGTCACAGCGGTCACCACTAGTGACCAATACATGAATCATCCACAGGTGGGCGGTCCCAGCGGTAGCTATGTGCAGCCCAACGTACCGTTAGGTGGCGGCGGTAGATTTACTCGAGCGCAAAACGAAGCAGCTATCAACGCAGAACACATTGTACATCTCAGTTTAACCGAAGGTCTAGATGTATACTGGCCGTTTGGTACCAGTGTGTTGGAAAACGTTTTTAAAGTTTTTAAGCAGAAAGAACTGCTGGAAGACGCTATCATTATCTATCGTGTGCAGCGAGCTCCTGAACGCAGGGTGTTCAAAATTGATGTGGGCAACATGCCCAGTCACATGGCCATGGCCTATGTAGAACGTATCAAAAACGAAATAAGCCAACGTAGAATTCCTACACAAACAGGCGGTGGTGCCAACATGATGGATGCCACATACAATCCCTTGGCGCAAATGGAAGACTATTTCTTCCCAATTACTTCTGACCAACGAGGATCAAGTGTTGATACACTGCAAGGTGCAGCCAACCTAGGTGAAATCACAGACTTGCGCTACTTTACTAACAAATTGTTCCGTGGTCTGCGTATTCCCAGCAGTTACTTGCCAGTGGCAGTAGAAGACAGCACACAGAGCTACAACGATGGCAGAGTAGGTACAGCACTAATACAAGAATGGCGTTTTAATCAGTACTGTCAGCGTTTGCAAAACGCTGTTATTGAAACACTAGATCAAGAGTTCAAACTGTTCATGCGTTGGCGCGGGGTCAACATTGACAGTCAACTGTTTGAATTGATATTTGAGCCGCCACAAAACTTCGCACAGTATCGCCAAGCTGACGTAGATGCAGCCAGAATTGGAACATTTACCTCACTGGAAGCTTATCCTTACTTTAGCAAACGATTCTTGATGAAGCGTTATCTGGGCATGAGCGAACAGGAAATGAGCGAAAACGAAACCATGTGGGCCGAAGAACAGGGCGATGTTGATATAGCTCCGGCAGAAGATCCTAACTTACGTAGTGTAGGAATCAGCCCAGGTGGTATTGCTGGCGATCTAGAAAATGTTGCACCGCCCACAGAAGCACCGCCTGAGGGCGAAGCAGGAGCACCAGGAGCTGCTGCTCCACAAGGCGCAGGTCCAGTGGGCGCACCTGCTCAGGCAGCACCGGCTGGCGCCACAATTTAACAGGTTTGGTTAAATACGAGTATGATTGTAACCGAATTATTTGCACCAGCCAAGCCAGGATACGAGAGTCCTAGTCAGGACAATACGCCTCTTAAACTGAGTGATCTACGCAAAACTAGACTTACTTTAGCCGACCTTAGTCGCTTGAGAATGGCCAACGATGTGCGTAAAGTCGAGCACGAAAACAAGTTGGAAAAAGTGGCCAAACAGTACAAACCGCCCGCAGCCATGCCTGGACCGGTGTAGTCCGCCTAAATCCTTCAAAAAAACACCATTTAACCCCATTATCTAGGTATTTTAGTAAATAAAATACAGCCATATTATTATAAGGAGTTCCTAATGAACAAATATGAACAGCTAATTGAACACATTATCAACGACGAGGAAGACAAAGCTCGTGCGTTGTTTCACCAAATCGTGGTTGAAAAATCACGTGACATTTACGAAAGCCTGATGGACGAAGAGTATGCCGAAGAAGGCATGGGTGGTAGTAAAGTTGAAAAATACATAGATGAAATCACCATGGACGAAACTGACGGCATCGGCGAAGGCGATGATGACGACATGGACATGGGCGACATGGGCGACATGGGCGACGACGATTCAATGGACGACATGGGCGACGATGAAGGCGATCTAGAGCAAAAAGTTATGGATCTAGAGAGCGAGCTAGAAGCTCTGAAGGCTGAATTTGAACAACTAATGGGCGACGAAGAAGGCGACATGGACGATATGGACATGGATGCCATGGACATGGATGACATGGACAGTGAAGAAGACGAAGAAGATGAAGACAATTTCGCAATGATGGAAGCTGAAAAAGAAGAAGACGACGAAGAAGACGAAAAAGACGAAAAAGAAGAATCCGTTTACGAATCAAGACAGCGTCGTCCACTACAAAAGACCGCAGTAGATCTAATGCGTGAATATGTAGAAAAAATCAGCTCACCCAGCAACACCGAAGGTCAGCCAGCAGGTACCAGTGCAGGTGGCGATCACGCAAGTGTTAACACACAAAGCACAGTAGCCGGCAAGAACGACATGGGTGGCACAGCCAAGAACTTGGCTCAAGGTGGCAGCGAAAGCGCACCAGACGGCACAAGTGCTCCTAAGAAAGGCACTGTAAAAGATGTAAAAGATGCAAGTAACTGGGAAAACAAACCAGGCGCCAATGCCGGAAAGACATTTAGTCACAAGGCAAAAGCAAAAGCAGGTGAAGGGCAAACTACCGACGGATCAGTACCTGTGAACAAGACAAGTATTGAACGCGGTGGCAATTAATTAGGGCAATAATATGGCTTTGTACCTAAGAGAGCATCTTACATTTGACCGGGCGCAGATCAAAGTCCTCGAAGAGGATTCTGCGTCTGGGTCAGATGGCAAGAAGAATCTTTACATGGAAGGCATATTCATTCAGGGCGATGTCATGAATGAAAACAAGCGTGTCTACCCTATGACAGAAATCAAAAAGGCCGTAGAACAAATCAATGAAACCATTCAACAAGGCAAAAGCGTCCTTGGAGAAGTTGATCACCCTGATGACCTAAAGATTAATTTGGATCGTGTATCACATATGATTACAGGTATGTGGATGGACGGTCCTTGCGGTCACGGCAAACTTAAAATCCTAC